GAGCTTTTCAGATCGAGAGAGCTCCGCAAAAAAATCAGAGGCACAAATCTTGAACGTCTATTAAAACAAATACTAAAATCATGATACTATCAAAAGAACTAAATGCACAAGTGGCCAGATTTGGCCGCACCAGATCATGCTCCCTCACCAGTGAGCTGAAAAACGAGCTCGCCACAATTCTCTTCCAGATTAAAGGATTGAGATTGAATAAATCATGTGGCACATGCATCCGCAATGCCATGCAAGATGTGATCAACTTCATGCAGAATGAGGTGCGAATCGAGAGATTCATCGGCATTCGCCATGAGGAAGCCAATGATGACAAAGATACGGTAACAGATACCAGGAGAGAAGCTCAAGCGCTGAAGGAGCGCCTGGATAAAATGACGTATAAAGAGCTCAAGGCTTTCGCTGGGGTGAAGGGGAATATAAAGAGAGAGAAAATATACGAATTGATACATCTCTCTAAATAGAACAGATTTACATATATATAGTTATGGCATCACCAACAGAGAAATCAAGTGCATTCGTTTATCAGCTGTTTATGCTGTCCAGGAGGTATCCCAGGGCCGAGTGGTGGAGAAAATGAATCGACATATACCAACAATTGATTTTTTTTTGAGGATATGGATACCTAGAAACTACTCCAGGAAGGACACTATAAAAAGATCAACGTACTATCGCTGGCTGAACTGGGATAATACAGAGAAGCAAAGAGTGATTAGAGATATCGATGAGGCATTCAAAGCTCTGGCCCAGGATATAGTGGCCAATGAGGGCAAAGGTATATTCTATGCAAAGAATCGCCTTGGGATGCATGATCGCCAGCAAGTGGAGACAAAAACTGTGGATAAATTTGAATTCGAATAATACAATTTTGCTGCAATCCAGGAGAGAGCTGTTCATCCAGATGAGGTGTGCAGCTCTTTTTGTATCTTCGCCATATGAGCACAATCAAAGGATATAAGCCTCACAGCAATCAGCGACTGATTCATGATGCCATCAACAAGGGCACAGAGAAATATATCGCATTGAATATAGGGAGGCAATTCGGTAAAACTATGCTGGGCATCAATCAGATGCTGTACTGGGCAATCAATGACAAAGGATGTAACATCGCTTGGATCACTCCAGTATATAAGCAAGGAAAAAAAGTATTCAGTGAGATGGAGAGAGCCACAGCTTCCAGTGGTTTATTCGACTTCAACAAGAGTGATCTGATCATCAGCGGATTCGGATCCACAATCACATTTTTTTCTGGTGAGCGCCCAGATAATATACGAGGGAATACATTCGACTATCTGATCATTGATGAGATGGCATTCACCAGGCCAGAGCTGTGGGATGAGGTGCTGAGTGCGACTGTTTTGGTAAAGGGTAAAAAGGTATTATTCATCAGCACTCCTAAAGGTAAAAATCACTTCCATCGGATATGCATGCAGCCGAACTATGATACCAGATATCGGTACTTTCATTTCACATCATATGACAATCCGATGATTCATCCAGCGGATCTGGAGGAGAGGAAGCGCTCAATGCCAGATCACATATTTCGCCAGGAGTACATGGCCGAATTCATCGACAATGCCAGTGGCCTCTTTAAGAATGTGCGAGCCTCATCTGGTACCTGGGAGCCGAAAGGGAAAGCATATGCTGGCCTGGACATTGGCCGAGCTGATGACTATACTGTGCTCACCATCTTGAATGAGGATGGCCAGATGATTCATGTGGAGAGATGGCGCCATGATGAGTGGAGCAAGATCATTGATAAGGTGGCCAATGTGATCAAGGCCTTCAATGCGGTGACTGTGGTGGAGGTGAATAATCAAGGGGATGTATTTTATGAGATGCTGCAAACTAAATGCAGAAACCTGGTGAATCCATTCGTCACCACATCGAAGAGTAAGCCGATGATCATTGAGGATCTGGCACTGGCATTCGAGCAAGGTGATATCAAGGTCACATCTGATCAGTGGCTGATTGATGAGCTTGAAAACTTTACCTATATTTACAATATAAACACCAGGAAGGTGCAGTATTCAGCTCCCTCTGGGATGCATGATGATGGTGTGATGAGCACAGCTCTGGCCATGCATGCATTGAAGCACTATCGAATGAAAGGAAAGTATAAAATTTTAAGAGCATGAAAGCAATCGAAATCACATTACCAGGTACATTGAGCCAATGCACTCCAGAGATGATGACAAAGTGGATGATGGTGGCACCAGTATTCCAGGAAGCGAAGGATGATCTCTCCGCATCCCTTGACTTTCAATGCCAGGTGATATCCATCTTCAGTGGCTTGAGTGTGAATAAGGTGAGGAAGGCCCACATTGATGATGTCATTCATTGCTTCACTCACATCATGCAGATCCTCGGCACATATAAACAGAAGGAGATCCCATCTGGAAGAGTGGAAATCGATGGCCAGGTATATATCTTTGAGCCAGATTTCTCCATCATCAGCACTGGTCAGATCATCGATATGAAGCTCATTGAAAATGTCCAGGAGGATCCATGTGCAGCACTAGCCATCTGTTATATTGAGGAGGGCATGGAATATGGCCAGGAGGATGCAAGAGGCAAGATCCTCAATCCATCGTACAAGCGGAAGGAGATATTCAAGCGCTCATTTCCTGGTGATGAATTCGTTGATTTCTTTAGTTTTTTTTTGCGGCAATCCGAACAGCGGAAGCTCGCTACACTACAGATCCAGATGATGAGAGCGAAGGAGGAGATGAGGAAGATGAGCGAGATCACTCTCATTCAGATGCAACAAATGATTCGGAGTGGTTTACCTGGACAGGCCTCATCCTTCACCTGGCTGAGAAGCTTAATAAACCGATTGAAGAGATCACCAGGCAACCGTATGTAAAAACTCTCTTCTGGCTAAACTACTTCAAGCTGAAATCGGAACAAGATTACATAATAATGAAGCATGGCAGATCTTGACTTTCTTGATTCACTTGGTATATCGGAGAATGAACTTCGAGAGCCACAGAGCGCCTATGAGAAGCTGATCCTGGGGATTGCTAATCAAGTCACAGATGACTTCAAAAAATACATTGGAGATAATGTCATCAATACTGGAGCATTGATGCAATCAGTGGTATATATGCCAACTGGAGCATTCAGCTTTGAGATACAAGCTGATCAATACTATAAATACCAGGATCAAGGTGTGAATGCTGCACCAGAGGTGGAAGGATTCGACTATAAAAGGCCGAGAGTGCAAGGCAGCATCTATTCATTTAAGTACAGCAATCCAGGCAAAAACATGGTGAAGGCCATCCAGGAATGGAAGGGAGGCACCATGTCGAAGGCATATGCCACAGCCAGGAGCATCAAGATGCATGGATTGAAGCCGAGGAATATCACAGAGAATGTCATCACTGATGATGTGCTCAATAAAATTGCATCAGACCTGGCCACAGTGACTGGATTGATGTTTAATGTATCATTCACAAAGAATACAGAAAAATGGCAATAACTATTCACCAGAATCCACAGAGATTCACACCAGCGACTAATCCCATTGTGTGGGTATTCTCATCTGATCAGACTGGGCAACCTAATTTCAGCTTTAAGATTGAGCTCATAATCAATGGCGCTTTATTCGGTACATATGAGCTTTATCCCATGCAAGGAACATTCTGTAAATTCGATGCATGTGAATATGTGAGGAGCTTTGTGAGCACTCAAGCAACATATTTCGGTGATTTCGCTTGGGTATCTGTGGATCAAGCTGTGGATGTCCAGGTCATTATTTATGAATCATATGGCACTCCTCCAGCATTGGAAGATAGCCAGGAATCAGATGGCAACTATGTATTCAATGGAGCTCTCAGATACGAGAATTTCTATGCATATAATTACCAACAATACTGGCTTGACTGGAGCAATGGGATGCAGCCTACATTCATGACTACATATCCCACAGATCAGAAGCAATTAACACCATACAGAGAGCCATTTTTGGTGGGGATCCTGGCGGAACGTGGGCCACAATACTATGAGCTGAAGCTGGATATCTATGATATCACTGGCACATCAACATATACCTATACTGATATCATTCTCCTGGACTTTATTGTGAATATGCTCGACATATCACCACAATCAATGGACTTAAATGGATGGACATCTGGCACAGAATGGAATTCATGCTACTATTATGAGGTGACATTGATTGCCACAAAGAACGTGGCACCATTCAATTCACAGAGCACCATTCCAATCCGATTATATCTGGATCAGTCATGCAGCCGATTTGAAGATATGCGACTTTATTGGATGAATAAATTCGGAGTGATTGATCAATATACTTTCAACAAGCTATCCATCCACAGCACATCGATAAATTCATATGATTACCAGGTACAGCAAGGTGCATGGGGTGATGGATTCTATGACTTTAATCTCAGCTTGCCAGAGAAAAAAATCAATATGAAATCGGCTGAAGATCGGATCACAATCAACTCGGACTGGATGAAGCCAGCGGTGCAAAATTGGCTGGTGAGAGAGCTGTATGAATCACCACAAGTGTGGCTGTATAATGATGGAAACTTTAAGCCAGTGGTGGTGGAGAATAATTCAAGCATATTAAAGAGCAGATTCAAGGATGGCCTCATCCAGGAGACAGTGAACATCCTGGTGACATGGAGCTATAGATCACAATTAAACTAATATGGAGCTATATATAAACGGCATCCTCGTGGATCTCAATGAGAAGATTCCATTCCCTCTGACGTATGCCATCAGTGACATCAAAGATATCTCTTCCAGGAAGGGGAATAATAGTAAAACAATTGCGCTCCCTGGTACAGCTACAAATGTTCAGCTCATGGCGAATGTGTTCAGCTTATCAGCTACAGTTGGAGCTCCGATCACCTTCATGAATTTTGATCCATCGGTCAAGGCCACAGCGAGATATTATCACAATGGAGTGCTTGAATTCAATGGGGTATGCCAGCTCCAGGAGTGCATCCAGAATGATGGCAACTGGACATTCAACATTGTGCTGATCTCAGAAACCATCGACTACATTGGCCGATTAAAAAATATCAAGATCAATGCGCTTGACTGGACTGAATACAATCATGCATTCACCTATGTGAATCAACAAGATTCCTGGAATGGTACCATTGTGCGCAATGGAGCTCCCTTCACTAATGGCCTTGGTGCGAACTGGTATGGATTGGGATATTATTATGGCCTGGTGGATTATGGATATCAGCGCCCAGCTCCAGCGACATTCGCAGTGGAGCACATTCCTCCGCATGTGTTTTGCTATGATATACTGAAGAGATCATTCGATGTGGCTGGGATTACCTGGCAGAGTGCTTTCTTTGAGAGCCAAAGATTCAAGCGCTTGCTGATGGCATATCCTGGAGGAGTGCTCCCACAGATTACACCGGAGCAAGCTGCAATCGACAGCGCATTTACATCAGAGAATAATGATGCGGATGGATTCGTGATGAATGCCACATCAGCAACTGGTAATTTTTGGATCAATCCCTTCACCAGCTTCAATATCTATGACAGCACAATTGTGGCGGATCCATCTGGACAAGTGCAAAATACATCACCTTTTACCTTTGTTCCATCATCAGAGGGATTATTCGCAGTGAGATATCAAGGTGATCATGAGATTACATTGAGCACCAATGCTGGACTTATCATCTGGGGAAATTACACTGTAAGCCTGGTGGTGAGAAAAAATGGAGTGATTGATACAACTACGCAGATCACATCTGGATCCATTACCACACCAGTGGTGGGCAGTGTGACAATACCATACAGCTTCGATGTATCTCCCACAATCAACTTGACATTCAGCGATGTGCTCGATGCCAGATTGCGCCTTGATTTCACAGATGGCCAGACAGCTGGATTCGGGAATATCACTGTACAGATTGAATCGATTGATGCGACATTAGATGTGGAGAAGCAACCTCAAGCTCTCACTCCAGGATCAACATTGAACATCGCCACATTGCTTCCAGATATGACAGCGGATGTATTTTTCAAGGGCCTCATCAGCATGTTTAATCTATATGTGAAGCCGAATGATACAGATCCCACAATCATGGAGATTGAGCCTCTTATTGATTTCTATGAGGGCACAGATACAGCTCTGGACTGGACTAAAAAACTGGACAGATCTCAAGATATTAAGGTCACTCCGACCATCAATTTTGCATCGAAGGATTACAGATTCAGTTTTGAGAAGGATGATGATTACTGGAGTAAGCGATATTTTGATGATACTCTGATTGAGTATGGGAATAATTCAGTGAGCTCTGGTACAGCATTCAGCCAGAATGTGACAGAGATAAAGCTACCATTCAGCCAGAAGCCTCTGGTGCGTATTCCAGATGGCACTGGATTCACTGATCTGATCATCCCATGTGCATATCAAATGAAAACAGAGAGCAATGGAGTGAGCCAGATTGTGGAAAAAACATGCAAGCCATTCATTGTGCAATTGATTGCTGGAGAGGTAGGTACTTTGGAGGAGGGAGATTGGGTGCATGTCGATGAATATGATGTGCCACATGCAGAGACGAAATATCCATATGTGGGCCATCTCGATTCTCTCCTGGATCCATCATTCGATTTGATGTGGGGTGTTCCACAATATGTATTCTATACCATCGGAGAGGAGATTCTGTACACTACAAATAACCTTTATGGATATCATGAGAGATTCATTCGTGAAATCATATCCAGGTATGGTAAACAGCTCACAGCAAAGATTATGCTCCAGAGTAAGGACATTGGAGAGCTCGATTTCAAAAAGCTCATCCAGATTGATGGAGTGATGTTCAGATTGCAGAAGGTATCGAACTATGACAGCGGTAAAAATAAAAGCACAGAATCAGAATTCATCCGATTAACAGAGGCCGAATCGGCACAAACGTACACAGTAACAATATCACCAGATAAATATCAGAGATAATGGCAACAAAAGAGGCAGTTTTTTCGCTCAAAGTGGACACTGGCAACAGTGTAAACGACATAAAATCCTTTGACCAGGCTGTAAATAGCTTAAATAAGGATGTGAATACATTGCAGAATACTGTCGCAGAAGGTAGTGGCACAGATGCATTCGCACAGAAGCTCACAGAATTGAATGCGAAGGTCGAAGCTGGAGGCATGACCATGCGAGAGATGACCAAAACGATGAAGGAATACCAGAATATCGCAGCTTCGGCTGGTATGGATTCTCCGATTGGCCAGCAAGCAATCGCCATGGCTGGTGAATTGAAGGATGCCATCGGTGATGTGAAGAGCCAGGTCGCAGCTTTATCATCAGATACGGTTAAATTGGATACAGCGATGGGAGCTCTCTCCGGGGGTGCCGCTGTATTCCAGGGATTCGAGAGTGCAATGGCCTTGACTGGTGTGGAGAGTGAGCAATTGATGCAAACTATGGTAAAGCTCCAGGCTGTCCAGGGATTGATGAATGCCACAAATGAAATCGCAACTTTACTCAATAAGGAGCACATTGTCGGAATGCAATTGAGAGCTGTATATGAGAGAGCATATGCAGTGGCTGTAGGCCAATCGACTGGAGCGATGAAAGTATTCAGATTGGCATTGATCGCAACTGGAATCGGAGCTCTGATTGTAGGCCTTGGGATACTGATTGCGAACTGGGATAAATTTACAAGTGCAGTTGGCCGAGCTGTGGACTGGTTCGGAAAGCTGGGCACTGGTGTGAAGATGGTGATCATGGTATTCCTTCCATTCATCGCTGTGATTATGGCGGCTGTGAAAGCGCTTCAATATCTCGGCCTGGTGGTAGATGATGAGGATAAAAAGAAAGCGGCACAGCATAAGAGACGAATGGCCAGGATTGATGCACAGATGGAGAAGGAGCGCAAGCTTCGAGAGGAGCAACAACAAGCATTCGAGGATGGCCAGAAAAACTATGATCGAGAGATCGCACTTGCATCAGCACTGGGCCAGAGCACTGTTGATCTCAAAAAGAAAAAAATACAAGCATCCATCGATTACCAGGAGCAACAGATCAAGGAGATTGAGAATGGTATCAAGCAATTTGAGCAAATCCAGAAGATGATGCCAGCCATGAAAGGCCTGGGCAATCAAGAGAAGGCCGATGCAAAAAAGAAGCTCCATGATATGAAGGAAGATATCAAGGATCAAAAGAATGAAATCAAGGTGATCAATGCGGAGGCATACAAGGATGCCACAGATAAAGCTCAAGAGGCCGCTGATGCCGAAAGGAAAATTCGAGAGGATCTCCAGAAGAGCATCATCGAAGAGCAGAATAAAATGATTACATCCATCGCCGCATTGGAGGATGCATATTTTAACACTTTACTCACAGAGCAAGAGAGGCAAACCAATGCAGTCAGAGAAAAATACTATACTCAAATCAAATTTGCAGAGGCAAACAAGATGAGCACAGTCACTCTGGAGAAAGCTATGGCAGCCGAGATTGCAGTCATTGATCTGAAAGCGGCCGAGGATAAGCTCAAAAAACAAGAGGAGCTTGATCAGAAGAGAGCCACATTGCTTCGAGCATATCAAGGCATCGTATTGGATCAATATCAGCTTGAGCTCCTGGATTTCGAGAAGGCCCAGGAAGATAAAGCAAAGCAATTGAATAAAGCTCACCAGGAAGGTGTGATCACAGATGCTGAATACTTTGCAGCGCAGATTGCACTGGAAGAGGAATACAATAAAAAATCAAAAGATATCACAGATAAAGCGGCCCAGGCTGAGAAGGATGCCAATAAGAAAAAACTGGATGAGAAGCTGGCCAATTATCAGAATTTTGTTGATCAATCCCAGGAGATATTAAACCAGGTAAGCGCATTGAATGATGCCATCAATCAGATTGAAGAGGCAAGATTGAAGCGAATGGCTGAAGAGACAGATGCACAGATCGCTGAACTTGAGAAGAGAAGGAATGCCGAGCTCGCCAATGCCAATCTGACTGGAGCACAGAAGGAAGCTATCAATAAAAAATTCGCAGAGCAAGAGTATGCTCTGAGATTAAAACAATTCCAGCAAGAGGAGGTAATTAAAAAGAGACAATTCCAGAAGGATAAAGCGCTCAAGCTTGCGGAGATTGCCATCAATACAGCGGCTGCCATCATTAAGGGGATTGGTCAATTCGGCCCTCCTCCATCTCCAGCTGGGATCGCTGCCATTGCTGCGGCTGGTGTGCTTGGGATCACTCAAGCTGCGGCTGTAGCTTCACAAAAATATGAAGGAGGCCAGGCACCAACTATGCCAGATTTCGGAGGAGGAGGAGCTTCAGCTGGTGCAAGTGCATCGAGCTTCGCTCCGAATACCAATGCACAAACGACATCCCTGGCTGATTATCTTCCAGGAGGAGCCAATGGCCCAGCGGTTAGCCAGGTGGTGGTGCTTGAATCTGACATTACTGGCACTCAGCAGAAGGTGGCGGCACAGCAGAGCTTGAGTACCTACTGATGAATTCCATGTGATCAGCTGTGAGGAATGAATCTGAAGAGCTGAATGCACCATAATCGGAGAGATATCTTTGTGCTTTGTGCAATGAATGGCCGAGCTTGAGATTCTCTCCAGGATAGGATCTCATTGGCCAGGTATTAAAGTATATTGATTTCAGAAGGTGATTGTGTGATTGATATTCAATCTGTCCAAAGAGCTCAATAAATCGACATGACTGGATGAGCACTGGTTGATGGCATTCATAATTGATGAGCTCCAGGTGATTGGCTGATAATAAATCAATGGTATTCTCACATGCTTGCTGATATGTGAGAGAGTGACCTGGAGAGATAGTGATATATCCATTCCTCATCACCTGGTGAAATGGGAATCGATCTGTGATAAAAAAATCATCATTCATCAGAATAAATTCATCACCAATGATGTGGCAAAATACCATCACTTTATCAGTGACTTCTGATCCTGGTGAAGAGAGGTGCGAGGTGTACGGTATATGCACATATGGAAGAGAGATATCTGGAGCATCACCAATGATATAAACTTCAGCATCTGGATATGCCATGTAAAGCCATCGCAGAGATTCTGATATCTCAAAGTGCGAGCGCTTAAATTTGTAAGGATATACGAACTTCATAGAACAAAAATACATAATATACATATGATAAAGAACATTCCAATTTACGAGATCAGCATCGATCTCAATAATGAAGATACAACTGTAAGCTTCAATTCTCTGGTGCATGATCCAGCTCATGAGATATCATTTCAAACCTTCGCCAATGTGAAGCGCTTTGAATTTAATGATGTGGAGCAAGTGATCAGTGGAGTGGCCATCTCGGCTGATACTCCGATATATCGATATGATAAAAATACAAAGGAGGAGTATTATGTGGTATTCACAAAGGAGGCCATCAAGGATATCATATTTGATTATGCTCGCAGAGGTAACTACAATAATGTGAACATCGAGCACAATGGTGCCAATGTGGTGGATGATATTTATATGATCCATTCGTACCAGGTGGATGCATCGAAAGGATTAACAGCTCCAGAGAGATTCAAGGATGTGAATGATGGATCCTGGATTGTGAGCTACAAAACACAAAACACTGAGCTATATAACAGAGCGAAATCTGGAGAGTGGACTGGCTTCAGTGTGGAAGGTGATTTCATCCTGGAGCATGTTGGTA